TTATGACCACCGACGACACAACGACACCGAACAACGCGAAGGTTTTCACTGGCCTGAGCGGTATGCTTCGCACCTCACCGTGGCTCGCCAGCGAGGACTTGGTCGGACTTGGCGACGTGCCGGCCGAGATTGAGGACGTGCTGCTCTATGACGAGGTTGCCTTCGATAAGGGGCGCAAGGAACGCAACGTGCCAGCGCTGAAGTTCAAGGGCAAGGCCAAGCAGTTAGTCTTGCGCACCTCGGCCAACCGTCGCGCGTTGGTCCGAATGTTCGGCGCTAACACTCAGGCATGGCGAGGCCATACCATCTTTCTTTACCACGATCCAGAGGTCCGCTTCGGCGGCCGCGCGGTCGGTGGAATTCGAATCAAGGAGATCCAAGCATGAACCAACAATACGATAACGAACTCAAGTTTCGCCTTTTCAAGAACGACAAGGGTGGCAACGAGAAGCGGCCAGACTACCGCGGCGAGGTCCGCATCAATGGCGTCGACTACAAGCTGAGTGGCTGGCTTGCCGAGGCCAAGAACGGCTCCGGCAAATACATCCGCGGTGTGGTCGAGCGCAAGGACGGCGTTCCTGCTCGGCCTGCACAGCCTGCGGTCGGCAAGACAGTGACGATTCCGGGAATCGGTCGCGAGGAAACGGAAGATAAAATCGACTTCTAATGCCTACGATCATTGCAATCGACCCTGGCGCATCCGGCGCTGTGGCGTGGCGAAATGGCCTACGCCACGATCATATTGGAACCAAGCCAACAATGGGCCTCGCCTCGCAATCTGAACTGATTTACGGGCTGCGCGACATGACTGGCCACGCCGTTGCCTACATCGAGCAGGTCGGCGGTTTCATCGGCAAACCTCAGCCTGGCTCTGCCATGTTCAAGTTCGGCCAGAACTACGGTCGATGGCTTGGCATCCTAGAGACTCTAAAGATCCGAACTGTCCTGGTCCGTCCGCAGACGTGGCAGAAGACGATTGGCCTGGGATCAACGCTCAAAGGACCAGAGCGGAAGCGCGCGCTGCGTGACGTAGCCAAGCGGCTTTATCCGCAGCACGGCGTGACGCTGGCGAACTGTGATGCACTGCTCATACTTGAGCACGCGATCCAGGCCGAGGGTCGGCGGGAAGGAGGTGTGACGTGAGTGATGCACCAAAAATTATAGATGCTGCCGCAATCTTTCAGCGATTTCCTGATACTTGGGACACCATTTATCAGTACATCAAAAAGCTAGAACAAGAGAATGATGCTCTGAACGAAGCGGTGGAGAGCCTACGCACTACCCTGTGGGGTATGGAAACCGAGCTAGAGAAGGCCAACGCTGTGCTGGATCTGCTGAACACCCATTGTATGTCTGCCGATCCAATCATGGGTCGATCTACCTACCGCTGGACCATTGAGCATGACGAGCCAGACATTCGCGTTGCCATTGCGGAACTACGAAAGGCCCAAGTATGAACCATGAACAAGTGTTTATCGGCTCCTGTCTGTTGGAGCCTACTCTCATCGACACCGCCGTCGCTCAGGGCTTGAAGGCTGATGCATTCACATCGAACGACCGCAAGGCCATCTGGCTCCAGCTTCTTGAGAACCGTACCAACTCGCGGCTGACGGATATGCAGTCCATCTTCCTTGAGATGGGCAATGCCTGCCCAGCCGAGGAACTGCTCGCCTGTGAATCCTCCGCACCCACCCAGACGCACGGCAAGAAGGCTCTCAAAGCTACGTTAGAAGCTGCCATCATCAGCGACCTTCGCCCTGCCCTACGGGATGCGCTGTCCATGATTGATGACAAGGAGAGCTACACGAAGATCAAGGAGGCTGTCGAGGGTCTTCCCAACCACCTCAAGCCCGAGGAGCGAACAGAGGTGAGCTTGCCCGAGACTGTGGACGAGGCTATGTCGTGGATCGCTGGGCAGATTAGCGGAAACACGGCGCATGAGAAGGTGGTGGTTACGGGTCTGCCGCGCTTCGACGACTCAGCCGGGGCCATTGGGATGCACGAATACGTCATAGTCGGCGCTCGTACCTCAACAGGTAAGTCCTCGTTCATGACCCAATTGGCGGCACACAACCTCTACCGTGGGCTGCGTGTAGCCTACTTCACGCTGGAGACATCGGCCAAGGCCGTGCTCTTGCAGATGGGTGCTCAGCGTGCGGGGGTCAATCTCCGCCGGCTGTCGATGGAGTTTACGAATAAGCAGGACGCCCTGAAGAAGGAGGTAGAGAAGCTGCGCAATATGCCCCTTCTGGTGTACGAGCGAGACCTGTCGCTTGAGCAGATCGAGGCTCGCTGCCGTCTGCTAGCCTCAACGTGGAAGCCCGATCTGGTCATCATCGACTACCTCGGACTGATCCGTGTTAACGCTGACGGTGCCTACGAGCGGATGACCAAGCTGAGTAAGAGCATGATCCCGCTGAAGAAGGCACTAGGCTGCACCCTAATCGTCGCGGCCCAGCTTAATCGCGGTAACGAACGAGAGGACCGTCCACCTAGTCGCACAGACTTCCGCGACACCGGAAGCATTGAGGAAGATGCCCACCGTGTCTTGGCCCTGCATCGCCCCAGCAAGGACGACTCAGGCCAGCTACAGGGCTACGACCGGAGTGAGTATCTCCAAGAACTCTACCAACTCAAGAACCGCGATGGCAGTCTGGCTCAAACTAGATTGACATTCTTCGCACCACACACCAAGTTTTCCGAGAGGACATAAACACATGAATGAAACTGAACTACTAGCCCTGTACCGTGAAACTGCTGCGTTGCGTCAGCAACTGGCCGATGCCGAGATCCGAGAGATGGCACTCAAGGATCAGATCGAGGGAGCCTTAGACTACATCTACCGTCAGGGCGACACTAGTCTAACCCGTGGACAGGTGGATGAAGTCATCTGCCGCCTTAACGGCGAATGAAACGGACACCTCTCAAGCGGGTGAGCACCAAGCGCAGCAAGGAGCTAAAGGAATACGCCAAGCTCCGTAAAGCCTACCTTGAGGCTCACCCCTACTGCGAGGTGTATCTGGCCGAGAACGGCCTTAAATACGAAGGAAAGCCCATCGACGCGCCCTTGGCGACAGACATCCATCACCGCCGAGGACGCTGGCATGGCCGACTAAACGAAACAGAACATTGGCTCGCTGTATGCCGCGAGTCACATGAACGAATCCATTACCATCCCCAATGGGCATACGAACGGGGATATATGCTTCCACGATGAATAACATTCCAGACAACTACCTCCGCATCCTTGCCGCAGGCCAAGACGACGTTCTTGCCTCCCTTGAAACGGGAAACCCCAAGGACTTCTTCGCCGCCCTTGAAAGGCACAAAGCTCTCACCGAGAGCGTCAAAAATGGAGTCGATGCCTATATGCATCTGACCTACGAGAATGACGGTTCGGGAATTTGATATAGGAACCTACATCGTTTCCTCCGAGACAGTCGACCAGAAAGAATATCTGGTGGACATTAATGCTTATGCAGGCAACGGAGAGTGTAGCTGTGAAGACTTCACCTACAAAAAACGAAAGATCATTGAAGCAACTGGAGTCATTGTAAAATACCGAAAGCCGGAAACCACACGTTGCAAACATATCCATGAGTGTTTAACAGAATTTGCCGACACCGTATTGAACCGAGTACACGGACGCGCCTAATGTACCTATTAGTCATCTATCTGCTGTCAGTATTTTCACTATGCCTAGCGATTCCACTAGCCATTGAGTTTCTTTACAGGCTTAGAAAGTAATGCCTAAGCCGCCAAAGACTCGTTGCTCAGGAACATGGACAGAGGCCCGCTATTGGGGCTTCATCCGCTCTGCTCTGCGCCGAGCCTTCACCCGCTATCCCGTCAACTACCACGTTCGCAACGCAGCTAAACGCCCCTATAATGGGCCGAATAAGCTACAGAAGAACGAGTTCCAATGCGGTGTGTGCAAGGAGTGGTTCATCCAAAAGGCCACCCAAGTACATCACCTTGTAGAATGTGGCTCTCTCAAGAGCTACGCAGACCTACCCGGCTTCGTTGAACGTCTATTCTGCGAGGCTTACAATTTACAGGTCGTTTGCAAGATCTGTCATAGTAGAATAACACATACAACAGATGCTAAACCTAGACCAGCCAGACGACCAAAAGCGAATCGATTGGATTGAGAAGTACGTCATTGCCATCGACTTTTACATCGTGGACGACGAAGACCCGCGCTTCGTGATTACGTTCGTGGACGACGGAGAAGAGCACATGATTATGTGCGACGGCCCCACGTTAAGAACCGCCCTTGATCGGGCTATGGAGACTACCAAATGAGCACACAAAACCCCATCGGATCAGAAATCGTAGATAAACTGCTTGCGGTGTTTCCCAATCTGCCAAGCCATCAATTGGCTCGCATGATTTACAAGGAAAACCCCACTGTCTTCCCCAATCAGGAAGCGGTGCGCAACGCCATCCGCTACCGCCGAGGGGCTATAGGAAAGGCTCATAGAGAAACGGTTAACTTGGAAGCTCCTACTACCCCCGTGCGTACCATCCCCAAGTCTTGCGTTCGTGAGTGGTCTCCATTCATCATGGATGGAGTGAGCAAAGTGGCTATCCTGTCGGACATCCACGTTCCCTACCATACCGAGGAGGCCATTGAGTGCGCGGTGAAGCGTGCGCTGAAGGAGGACGTAGACGGCATCATCCTTAACGGCGACACCATCGACTGCCACTCCCTGTCCACGTTCGTCCGTGATCCCCGCGCCCGCAACTTCAAGCAGGAGCGGGATACGACCAACGAGCTACTGGCCTACCTCCGTGAGCGGTTCCCCGATGCTCGCATCGTTTGGCGCGACGGCAACCATGAGGATAGGTTCAAGACCTACATGATGACCAAGGCTCCTGAGATCTTCCACTTGGATGAATTCGCGCTGGAGAACCTCTTAGCCTTTGACGAACACGACATCGAGTACGTTACGGATAAACGCATTATCATGCTGGGTGGACTAGCCGTGATGCATGGGCATGAGTTCCACAAGGGTTTCGCGCCTCCGGTGAACCCTGCTCGCGGAGCCTATCTCAAAGCCAAGCAGAGCGTCATGGTCGGCCACCACCACCGCACCTCAGAGCACACGGAAACGGCCCTAGATGGGACGATGACCACCACTTGGAGTGTAGGGTGCCTCTCGGACCTGCACCCCGCTTATAGCCCATACAACAGCTATAACCACGGGTCAGCCATCGTCACCCTAGACGGCAGCTATTACGAGGTGGCTAACTACCGCATCGTCAACGGACGAGCGTTGAATTAGTAACCCTCATTATTACGAAGGATGTTCATCTGTTGCATGACATCCTTTGTAATCAGGTTACGGCGAATGGCATTCTGCACGAAGGTGTTGTAGTCACCAGACTCCTTTGCCCTCTTGTGCAAGTAAGACGCACGCTCGCCATCAGCAATACCAAGGGCCAAGACAAGTCTATCCTTGGCATCAATGCCTCTAGCTTTATAGTTAAGATCTTGCTTCCTAAGATTATCCAAACTTTGAGCGAGGGATGCGGTTTCCCTAGAGCGAGCAAGCTTTCTGATTTCTTCCATTTGCTTTTCAGCCGGAAGCACAGAAATCACTTCACTCCAATACTCTGAAGGAGTTTGCCGCTTAACTCGTGGAAGATCCGGGATCTCCTTGTCAAATGCAGCAAGGATGTCCTTTGACGCAATACCACCATCACGCATAATTTGAACGATGTCATTTTCGTTCATGCCAATGGTGAGAAGACTGTTAAGGTGCCGTACCACAACAGCCATAGCATCCTTACGAGCTTGATTGCTCTTTTGATACTGTGCCTCGACGTCCTGAGGCGAAAGGTTGCGATAGTCTCTTGCGGCAGTATACTCTCCAGACGCAAGCTGAATGCGGTCAGAAAGAGTTTTGAACTTAAACCGAGCGTTTTCTTTTACATTGATTGGATTGAATCGCGCACCAAACTGACGTGCAACAACATCTTCAACAACAAGATCGCCTTGTCCACGTTGAGCCTGACCTAACTTCTTAACCTCTCTTGAGAAGCCCGGGGTAAACGCATCTTTAACAAAAAACTCAACGCTATCTAAAGCGCGTTTGAGTAGTTTTGTTTCATAGGTTACTGGCTTACCAGTTACCGGATTAAATCCAAGTATTGAAGAAAAAAGAGATCTTGCTAGAAATGAACCCTCTCCAACAAGTTCCTGAGCAATAAGATTGGCAACAGAAGATGAATCTGCACCATTGAGTCCAGCTTCAAGGGCCGACAACGCTGTAGCATGGGGAATAATGTAAGAAGGATTGGCGTACTTACCAGTCATTGTCTTCTTATCAAGCGTCATTGCCAGCATACGCGACTGATCGTAGTCTGGAATAGCAATGTCGCGTAAAGCATTTTCGGTCTTTTGGTCTACGCCATTCTGCTCATTAAACACCTTAATAGCACCAGCCGTTCCTGCATAGAGAGTAGTCAAAGCAGCTAGACGCTTGGCCCCTTCAATCTGCATACGCCGTCTGTCGGCTGCGCCTAAGGTAACCACGCCCTGACCAAATGTTCCATTAAGCATCTGCCTAATGATTCGACCCTGATGATACTGGTTGCGAGCAAACTCTAGCGTAAACGAAGCGAACTGCGGAATAACTCCTAAACGCGATGCGCTCTTTAATGACGAAGAAAGTTTTTGGTAGTTCTGATAGGTGTCGTTTGTAATTTCAGCAGCAAACAACTTAACCACCTCAGGGCTGGCAGAAGGAAACACTCTGCTAACCATCTTTTGATTAGCCTTCCAAGATACATAACGACCAACCGTATCTGGAATTGTATATGTCTTAGCAAATGGATCTAATCCCTTTTGAAGAGCTTTACCAAAAATGCCACCTTCTAGACCAGAACGAATATCGCTATCAAGGATGTTGGCACCCTTAATGCCATACTTGGTCATCTCTTGAATGTCATTAAGCAATGCCTTACGGGCCTCTGGATTCTTAGTCAGTCGCTCAATCGGACCAAACTCAGAAACGGCAAGACGAAGACCGCGGGAGAAGCCGTTGCCAAATGGATTGATTCCTTGACCCAATAGATTAGCAGCATTGCCATAAAACTGCACCGAATAAGATGCAGGATTCAATAGCACTTTAACAGCTTTAGATGCACTAATACCAGACTCGTAAAAGTCTTTAGCCACACGACGCGCCATGTTGCCAATCTCTTCATCGGCATTGCTAAGATACAACTCATTGATTGCATCCTGAACGTGAGGAGGGACAAAGAGCTTTGGCGCATCACCCGGAGCGCGGCGAAGTTTAAGCGGCACAAACATCGGATCGGTTCGGTTTTCCGTACCAATTCCAAGACGTTGGAAGTTCTTGATGATCTCTGAGTCGGTAGCATCCCGATAGACAGACCTAGCCAAGCGGCCCATCGTTCCAGCAACACGCTCACCCGGATCAGTAATCTCTCCAAGGTATCCTCTGAAAGCTGGGCCAAGTTCAGATCGGCCCTTCATAAATCCATCGATAGAAGATGGATAGAGGTTGAACGACCCAATCTCAGACAGCTTCTTTAGGTCGATGTCGTCTATATACTGAGAAGCCCTAGCAATGGATTGCTCGCGTGTAATTGGGGAACCAGCTGTATTGGCCTCAAGGTAGAAGGAGTTGGCTAACTCATCAACAGCCCCTTGACGCTGCTGCTTTGTCGGAAAGTACTTCTTATCGGTGAAGAATCGATACTCGCGGGTGAGGTAGTTGCCACGATCCATCGACTGCTGGATAATGGAGTTAACACGCTGACCATTATCTAGCAGCTTTCCGCCCAGCGCATTGTTGGGATCGGGCGTGATGCCAGCATCAATGTTAGACAGCAACTGCTTCTGAAGATCCAAGATCTTCTCTCGCGCCAAATCCAAGTCTGTCTGAATCGACTTCAATGATCCCGGCAGACTGTTCGTTTCGCCATCCAAGTAGCTGTTAATAGCCCGTTGTGCTTCAACTGGATTGGCGTCTCTAGCGATAGTCTTTTGAATATTCTGGCGCAGACGACCACCCATCTCAAGTGTACCAGCCACCGAGTTCTTGAACCTTAGGATGGCTTCATTGCTATCATTTCCAATTGCGCGGGATGGGGCAAGCGCAGCAAAGAACTGGCGAGTCTTTTCTCCCTTGGGACCAATAAGTTCAGACGGCCTTGTAACAGCAGCCTCAAATACAGGCATATCGGTAGCCTTAATCTGAGCAGTTTCTGCCTCCCGCTTCAAAGCGTTTCCAAGCTGCACAACAGCAGGATCTTGTGAGGCGGGGCTAAACTCGTCTGGTGCAATAGTGCCAGAGCGAATCATCTGGTCTACCTCCTGTGGAGACTTACTACGAATCTTGTTCCATAGGGACGAGCCTCCCTTAAACATCGTAGCAAACAGCTTTGGGTCAGCGGCCAATCCTGCTCCTGCTCCCAGCGCAGCGTACTGAAGCTTCTCTTCTGGAGTCTCGCCCTGTGTAGCTCCAATGGCTGCACCAGTTCCAGATCGAGCCAAGCGAAAGGCAAGATCTAGGGAAATCTGACCGCCCTCAAGGCCCATCTTGCGTGCGCCAGCACGACCACCAATGCCGGGAATATTCTCAACATCCTGAAGAACTTCTTCAGTAGTTGGAAGGGGTTGCTCTTCTGTAATGCCAAGCTTCTTCTCTAGGCGAGCACGCTCCTTTGCTGACGCACCACGTCTAGCATCCAGCATATCAAGCTGAATCCTATCAAGCGGCGTTTCTGGATTGTAAGTAACAGTCTCTGGTCCCTTCAAGCGAGCACCAAGGAATGAAACCAAGTCTTCCTCAATCTTTGCCTTTTCCGTCTTAGCCTCGTTAAACTGCGCAATGAGTTCTTCGCGGCGAGCAGGACCAACGTCGCCAGTAAAGGCAGCAGCGGATTCCTCTGCGGACTTAGCCGGGAATACAGCGGCAGACTCCTGTGCTGACTTGCCAGTAGCATTCCTTACCAAACCAAGTTCTTCGCCAACAGCGTCAATGATTTCGGTAGCAACAGCCTTCTCTTCTGGCGTCCCGTTTACAGTAAGTTTGCGGACTTCCTCAACAGGATTGGCACTCTCGTTGCCAGACACCCGGTTCCATAGTTCCCTAGCCTTAGGCGACAGCTTCTGAATGCCTCGGCCAACCAAGCCAAATCCAGCACCAAAGGTTGCGCCACCAGCTCCATATGCAAGAACCTCCTGAGCAGTAGGCGGACGACCTTCGTCAACAACAGCCGTTGCCGTAGCTTCTCCTGCTCCAATAGCCGCGCCACGAAGAGCCTCCTTTCCAACTGCCGTAGACAGCTTTACGCCACCCTTGGCAGCACTAGATCCCGGTATTAGGTTAACAGCACCAGCAAACAAAGCACGGCCAAGGCTAATGTCATCGCGCCCCTCAATCTTTTGAGCAGTAAGAGACCCACCTACGCCAGACGTAAATGCAAGTACTGGGTAGGAGATGCCAAGCGTAAACGGCATAAGCGCAGCCCCGGTAGCTTGCCCAGCCATGCCAATGCCAACCTCCGCTGCAAGACCAGCCGCGATTTTAGTGAGGTTTGGGTCTTCAGCAGGAGTCTTATCTACTGGCTTTGGCGTTTCCTCTACTGGTTTAGCAGTAGCGGCTTTTGCTGAATACTCAGAAAAGATCTTTTGAAGCTCTTCTTCTGTTGGCGGACGATCACCAGTCAGCTTTAACGTAACACCAGTTTTCTTATCAGTTACCCGGTAGGTAGGCATAGTTGTTACTAGCTAACATCTTACTCTACCTCAATAGTAAATCCGCTAGATTTTTTAAGTTTAGGGAAATAGTCATCTAGGTTAAAATCTGTAATCGGGTAATTAAATTCAGTTTTAAACCCACCAGACCTAAGAAGTCGTAAAGCTTCTGATCTATCCCCAGCATTATATGCATCTTCTGCTTTTTTAAGAAGTTCTTGTTTGGCTTTTGTTACCCTAACTTCAGCAGGATCCTCATTACCCGCTGAAAGAACTTGGACGCCCTTGCCGGGAACACTTGCCATTACCAAAGATTTGGTATTTCCATTTCCTAGATCAACATTAACAACAGATGTTCTAACGTCTTCTGGCTTAGAAGAAAGAGCCCTAGCCTCTGTAATTTTTTTGTAAATGTCTGCGGCGTTTTCTGAAGGCAAACCAGACTGTTCAACTGCTTTCATATATGACGCAAAGTCAGGTGAGCTATTTGCAATCTTTACAAGACTACTAGTTTGCTGGCTCTGTCTGAGTTTAGCATTTTCAGCGCGAGCAGCATCGCCAGCGTCAGAAAGATTTTTGATAACCTGCGAAGACACAAGCTCACCCTGACGAGCCTTAGCTTCACGCTCCATTTCTTGATTGTTAAAAATTTGCAATGCGCGGGGGTCGGCTTTGCCAACAACAACATCAAAAACCCCAGACTTCTTGGCCTGCTCAAGTTCAGCAACCTGAGCAGCAATCTTCTTCTGGTCCCGCTTCTCAGCCTTGGCACTAGACATATTGGCATAGGCCATAATGCCATCAGAACCAACTGCCCTAGTTGCGGCTTCGGTTGCGGCTTTGTCAAACTTACCCTCGTCGTCAGCTAGGAACGAAAAGCCTTCTTTGTCATTATTGTAGGCTTTCTCTAAGAAGCTGATCGTATTAGAGATCTTCTTCTCTTCTTCCTTCTTTTTCTTGTAATCGCGAATTGCACCTCCAGCAATTTGACCAATGTTGGAAATGGCCTGAGCATAAGATTCCCCGGCAGCTATGCCGCCCTTGGCAATTGGTGAGTAATCAATGAGACCAAGCTCTGCACGAATGCCAGAGCCAAAGCGAGATTGGCGTGCCATAAATTATAGGGATTTAATGCGGCTATCCATCCATTTGCGGATGAGATTCTTGATGCGCGGTTTGTCGCTGATCCAGTCGGCAAAGCGTTCGCCATACTTCTCGTACAGCTTAACAAACCACTTGGGAGCCTTAGTGTACAGCCACTCACGGAATGCCAGCCACATCGGATTAAACTCGCCATAAACCTCGCGGGCAACCCAACACGCAGTAGCTACGGTGGCACCAGCTTGTATTGCGGCTGCTGTTTTTGCAGCCGATGCCGCAACTTGAGACGCATAAGTGTTGGCTAGGTAGTTCGATTCATTCGCTTTGTTTGTCAAAGCAAGGTTAATTCCAGCGTCAGGATTAAACAGATTGCCACCAAAGGCCTCCATCATACCAGCAGCAGCACCACGTTCTCCAGCAGCAGTACGAGAAGCACCAGAGGAACGGCCAAGAATAGCCATCATCGGGTCAAAAGACATACCACCATACGCACCAGCAAGGTTGATATCAAATGCTCGATTTGCGCCCATCTCGCGCATACGCTCACTTCCAAGAACACGAAGTTGTTCAAACGCCTTAGCTTGTTCGTCTGCCGAAAACGCACGATTTCTCATCAGCGTTTCCATTTGGTTGATCTTATTAAACTCAGCAAAACGGTTCATAGCCGCAGCGTTATCTGCACGCCGCTTAGCCTCTACATCAAAACCAGCCAAAGCTCCACGGTTAGCCTGCTCTGCGGCAAAACGAGCCGCTTCATTGCCAGCCGCCATATTGGCCGCGCTAAACGCATTTTCTGCGCCTTGGTTAGCCATCGCATAACGAGCCATCAAATCGGCATTAATACGGGATGCCTCATTGGCAGCGGTAGCTCCAAAACGAGCGGCCTCATTAGCTGACATTGCACCAAATTCAGACGCCCTGTTGATAGCAGCTTGATCGGCAGTAGAAAGCTGAAGTCCAGCAGCTTGATTAGCCAACGCCGCACGCAAAGCAGCATCTTGATTTGTCTGCAAACGGCCAAGATCCTGACCATACACACCTGTAGAAAATCCACGGCTAGCGTTGAGATCGGCAAGATATGCCTGATTAAGTGCAGCGGCCTGTTGAAGAGCTTGGGCCTGACGTTGGGAAACAGCATCAGAACGGGCCATAGCTTCAGCAGCAATGGCCTGATTGCTCATCTCTAATCCACGAGCAGAATATGCTTCACGAGTAGCCTGCTGAGCGTTACGGATGTCCTCAGGGGTAAGCTGACCCGTAGCCAGAGCCATTTCAGCCGCACGACGACGAAACGTAGCAGAGGCTTCGGTGGGAGCCGCCTCCATAGCTTGTCCATATAAAGATGATCCAAGTGCTCCCTGACCAATCGTTTGGGCGGCAACATCAGCAACGCGAGCGGCTCGCGCAGCATCATATCCTTGCGATTCATATCCCTGAGCACCAACAGTAGGAGCAGCACCAAGCAAAGAAGCGGCAGCACGCTCTGGCGAATATCCTCCAAGGTTTACTCCCTGCATCGCCTCAATCATCGAGGCTTCTGCTGGGGTAAAATTAACATCCCCCAAAATACGGCGATTTGCCATCGCCGTTTCCAAGTCCTTAAAGTAGTCTGTTGGAGTGCCCTTTAGTTTAGCCGCCTCTAAAGCAGCAAAGGCTTCTGGGTTTGCTTTACGAAATGCATTCTTTGCTTGTTCACCAAGATCCTCAATGTCCTTAATGTCGGCCTCACGAAGAGTTCTATTAGCCTTTGTATCAATCGTGCTAATTCTTGGCGTAAGCTTTTCTAGAATATCAATCGTTCCCAGAGTCCCCGGCTTTCCCTCTTCACCGGGAATGCCAAAAGTATACTGAGAAAGCTCGTCAAGGTTAAGCTTGGTGTATTGCGGCCTATATGTCTGCTCAGACTCCAGCAACAGCTTCTGAAGTGCTGGGTCGGCCATGCCACGGACATAGTCTAATGCAGCCTTGCCGGGATCGACAGGGGTGGGGGCTGGAGGAGGATTTCTTGTTCTACACATTGGATTTTAAGAGATAAAGACTTCTGTTTCCCAAAATGGTTTGTAGCCTAAAGACTTCATCATGGGATTGTACGGACTGTCCTTATCACAAAGAATAACATATGCTTTCCCATTGGTAATCTCTGCCATTACGGCTTCATGGATGTGTTTAATCTGAATGCTATCTCTGGCTCCAACCCTTTGGCTATGGTTCCATATCATCATAACCGGAATCGCATTCATTGAGGCTGCCCCAACAATTTCACCGTTTTTCCTTACAACGTGGGTTGGAAGCAAAATTGAATGGTTGTCTTCTGTGGCGGCTTTCAAAACCGCATCAAGTTCTTCTCTGTTTTTAATTCTAGCAACCGATGGTAAATAGCTCATGGTTATTTTGTTAAATTATTTTACCATAGCAATCAACCCTAAATTTACTAGCTTGCCTCGGTAACAGAGCGGAATGCTTGATAGGCTTCTAGCTTCACCATACGAAGCTTAGGACGGCCCTTGGTGGGGACAAACTTAAGCTGCATCCCGTAGGCGCGGATGTTGCCAATGCGGCCACGAATAGAGCTATCCTCGCCAATAGGCAGGTCTTCCTCAAGGCTCTGAGCCAATGAGTACATCGGGGCTTCCTTGTCGATGTTCTCGGAAATCATAGTGATGTCCGCATCGCTAGGCTCATACTCAGAGCTTTCAACGTGAACCTCGTAGGAATTGAAGCTCTTGCGGCCAACGTCGTCAAAGACATACTGGCGGGTAACTACCTCTGACTCAATCGGGTACGGGATAGAGTCGCCGCCGGGAACCGTGTAGATGTAGTCGAACCCATCCACACGCTCATCAATGGTATGCACGCCACCAAAGCGGTTGACGGCATACAACTTGTTGATGCCGCCAGCCCCAGACACAATGAGGTTGCTGATGTCCCAGCCCTCTTGGTCGATAAGGTCCAAACTCTCCCAGCCCTGATTCAATAGGTTGTAGACGAGGATGGCATTGTTGCGCGGACTGTTATCTAGTGGTACTGCAATCCAATAGCGATTGTCGTGATAGACCGCCACAGCGTTGTGGGCGTAGTCTGAATTGATCCGCTTGATGAGCGGGTTAATCGGGTCAGACAGGGGTAGCCCCGCGCCACGAAGGTTGTACAAGTCTTGGAAGGACGTGGAGTAGACGCCGTTGTCGGACAGGAAGAAGATGCGGTCGCCAATAGTTACTACGCTCTTTTGCGCCACCAACCCCGCCTCGCGGGTGATTTCCTTCAAAGAAATATCCGCAATAGATCCGCTCAGCCCAAGCATTAGATGGATCGAATTGCGGTTGAAGATAACAGCGTTATCCTCAGTAAATGGGTGAACATACTGGAGATAGTCCGCAATGCCAGCCGTAACCTTTAGCTGGTTTTGGATGCGGTCATAAGTGTCAGAGTCGAATACGTCCGATAGGAGGATTTCATCCCTGACGTTCCGGTCCGTAATTGTTTCGCTGCCGCTGCTGCCCGTGGTGTTGTAGTAATAGGGGACAATCAAACGCCGCTGGTGGTAGACGCCCCACGCCGGGGCGGGCATATGCGTGAAGCCAAGCTGGGACGGCTGCTTCTTGGCGTACACCACCTTATGCGAAGTTAGATCGGGAACTTCAGCGTAGAAAGTAAAGGTATCGGCGTCTGCTACCGTAGCAATAACATACCCCTGCTCTTGCTCAACAAGGGTGGAGCTTCCTTTATCAACAACATGAATCCTGTCCCCAACCGAAAAACCGTGAGCCGTTTCGCTAACCGTTACAATACCGTTTGCAATTACGGTGTTGTTGTTTGAATCCAAATAGGTGGTTGCGGCGTAATCTCCATTAGCCACCTTCGTAAAAGCTGGCGTGCCGCTAAAGCTGCCATTCCATTGCAGAGCCGTAGCCCCGTCGCGGAATATGAAAACCTTGTTGAAGGCTTGCAGCATATTCACGGGTTGTGAAATGAAGATGCCAGAAGGGTAGGCAATCGTCGTCGTTGCCTTGGTCGCCATGTTGATAGCGATGGCGTTCGAGAACAGAGCGAGGATGATGTACTCGTCGTTGTTCGATGCGGGATTTGAAAACAGGCATGAGCCGAAAGCTCCGTTGATGCTGCTGGTTCCAAGGATAGCTCCACCAGCCTTAGAGCTAGCAGTAACTGAGTAGGTCTCGCTTCCGGTGGCACCAGCAATCGTGTAGGTAAACGTATCAAGACCAGTAACGGTGATGGTCTTGTTGCCGTTGGGGTCCACCGTGCCGGGGCCAACAGCTACAATAGCAACAGCGTAGGACGACGAGAAACCGTGATTGGTTGACGTAGTGATGGTTACCGTCGTGCCGCTGCGGGTGGCCGAGCTAATAACCACTTGCGGCCACAGATAGAACGGCAGAGCAAGCGTCTCGTCTTTCGTTCCAATAACAGGGCCAAACGTATCTACGCCGGGACGCACCTGCCACGTCCCGTCCACGTTCATCCGTCCATTGACGGACATAGCAAGCTCCCCGGCCTGCAATTGGTCAGGACGGAGGCGGTTGTTAAATCGGGAAAAGCCAATATCTGCCGTCTCGGCAATAGGCGTATCCCGGCCACTAAAGCTGCTGTAACGTGCCATAGATGAATCCCTAACCAGCGGTTAAGGTTCAACTATGATACCTTACGCCGCTTGAAATCTACGCCCTTAATTGTACCTTTGTTTCGGGAAGCATAGAACACCTGTTCGCCTCGCTTCGGGCCATATTCCTCGGTCATGGCGGCTTTAATCTTCTTACCCTTCTTCGTGAGTGGCATGGTTATCGGTAGTTAGAGGTTTTCTTAGCAATCTTCTTGGGCTGCTTAACAAACTGCTTTCCGGCCTTCATGCCCTTACGCTTGGCCCTATTGGTGGCGGCACGTTCAGCAGGGCTAAGAGCCTCCCAAGCAGCCTTGGGTAGATAGCGTTCGCCAGTCTTGAGGCTAGGCTTGCCGGATAGGGTGCGCCATTCCTGACGGGTCCAATTGGCTAAGCTGCGCTGTTGTGGCTTCATTTGGCCGTCTTGTACCCGCCGCCCTTTTTCTTGTACTTGAGGGCTAGAAGCTGTGCCTTTCTCGCGGACCATTGCCCCGGCTTGCCGCCCTTGCCGCCAGACTTAATAGACTCAAAGAGACGCTTCCTCATGCCGGGCTTTGTGTAAACCCCGGCTGAGTTAACTGTTGAGCGGCGTTTCACTTGCAGGGCTTACGCTTGCCCATTTCACACTTACGTTTTCCACATTTCATTTTATTGTCCTCCTTGTATTCCATCATGTCCTCCGCAGCTTCGATGGCCTCGTCGGCCTCCTTCATGCGGCGGTAAAGCATACGCTCTTGGTTCTTATAACGACGTTCGTTGCGGTCTTTCATGGTTAGCAGTCCCAAGCTCGGCGGGACCAATAGTTGGCAGACAGTTTATTGGTCTTTCCCTTGATGCCGCCAGAACGAGCGCAATAGCTCTTCTTACGGGCAGGCTGGTTTTTCTTGATGGTCATGTTGGCATCGCCAAAGCGGACAATGCGCTCCTGCCCATTCTGGCAGGCTTTTACCACAAACTTCTTCCCGCCCTGCACATCACGGCGCGGGACGTTGCACTTCATGGTCTTCTTATTCATCACGCTTGAGAAGCTTAATTAGCTTCGTAAGTGTATAGGCAATAGAGACTAACACCAGAATAAAGGCAGCGATTTCATTCACTTGAGTAAGTGTAATCGTTCCCAATGAGCCTCCAACGGTAACGGCAAATACCTTCACGATGTCGTTGTCGAAGATCATTTGCGAATCAGGCTGGTCATCCGGCTACCGAACCACCAAGCCACGGCGGTTCCGGCCAACATCATGAAGCTCTGGATAGCTTCGACCTTCAGGTATTGGTCTTCGATCAGGAAAAAGCTGATGAATGAGCCAAGTACCAAACCAATAGTCAGGAAGGGACGGGTGACGGCACGGACGTTAGCTGCCCACGGAGACACCTTCTCGGTCATGTCGGCAGCAGATGCGGACTGTGAGGCCGCAAATGCGTTCCAAGCGGCTAGGGCTTCAGCGGAAGCAGCCTGCTTATCTAGCATATCTAGGGCAAACTTGTTATCCTGCCGCTTTTCCCAGATGCGAATAACGCTCGTTGCCACCGAGCCAAAGAGACCAAACAGACCTCCCGTTCCGGCGTTGAAGAGGAGTTCGGTGATTACGCTCATGTTAAGTAACGTAATTTACTTGGGCCACACCACGCCAACGGCTACCGCTATCGTCCGTGATGAACACGAAAACATGGGTCTTGCCCGTGCTAAGCGTAGGAGCTGTGTCATTGGGAAACTTAACCGCAGCAGGCCAAGTAATGGTGCCGGACGTATTCTCGATCTCCACAATCATGCCATACGCGCCGCTGGGTACGTTGCTAAACGTAAAGGTGGAGTTGCCGCTAATCGTCTTCGTGAAGTAGTTGCCCTGCGAACAATCAATATCTAGCAGGGATACAGCCGTAACTGATCCCTTGTACTGCCCCGTTACCTCAAGACTCGTAAACTTGCCGGAATTGGCCGTAGAAGAGCCAATAGGAAGCGGGGTGGCAAACACTTGAGCCGCCGTAGTCTTGCGCAGAGCCGTATCGGCAGAGCTATGGACTAGGATGGTGTCGGCAGAGGCGAGGACGGTCTTGGCCGTCTGGTCCGTAATGGCTCCCGGCAAAAGCACCGCATCATCAACGTGGTTGTTGAGATTGGTCGAAGTAACTAGGTTCGACGGCGAGGTCGTCCCGTAGGTGGTGCCTTTTTGAATTTGAGCCATGACTTAGTATATCAAGGCTTTGTGGGCCAAACTACATTATGCGGAAACCCTGCCTGAGAGGGAACGTCGCGGAGAGCCTGACGATAAGCCGTCCATTGGATCTTAGCGGCGTTATCCAGCGGCGTGTCGTTAAGCTGGGTCCAATCGCACTCAGTTAGCTTGGTATTACGCTCAGAGCGGACTTGCTTAGCCTTCTGGCTATCAATCTCGGCCTGCTCTTCAGGGGTGTACGAACGCCAAATCTTAGTCTCCACCACTTCGCTAGGAAGGATGGCAAACACCGAGCCGACAAACTTCTCCTGCACATCGCCTTCCACAAGGCGGACGGGAAGCCAACCAAGCTCTCGAAGCCCATCATCATCCATCTGGTCGAGGCCAGAGATATTACGCCATGAACGGGGAAGTCCACGGGGGCCGTCGGCAATAACGCCGTTTTCAACGAAGCAGTAGTTCATGGGAATAGTTTAGGCTCTTAATTTCTTCAAAAGGGTGGGTCCAGTCGCCATACTTCTGTTGGCGGAACAACCGCATGGAGTTGTAATAGGGCGTCTTATTGCCGGGTTCGGCATACAGATAATACCCCATAATTGGAATGACAACCCAAGTGGGGATCCCCATTGCTGCGGACAGGTGGCTTACAGACGTACAGGAGCTAATTACTAGGTCGCAGGAGCTAACTGCCTTGTGGGTGTCGTTCCACGTTTCAAGTGGTACGTCCTGTACCCAGCTTGGCTTGAACTCTAGATCGGCATCCCGCTGAAGGGAGATAAACTCTAC